CAGTTCAGCATGTCGTCTGGTTCTGCTGGTTCTGCGAGTGGTGTTCTGTTGTTTGATCGAAACATTGACCTTGATGTCACTGTTGTTGCGACTAAAAACGGTCTGTCAATTGACCCTACAGTTAGTCCTGGTGTCACTGTGACCGTTAACACTGGCGCGGTTTGGGTGGTGCTCTAATGGCAGACATTACAACCCGTACCGACTTTGCCGAGTATTGCCTACGCAAGCTCGGCAAGCCTGTTATCCGTATCAACGTGTCCGACTCGCAAGTTCAGGACCGTATTGACGATGCGATCCAAGCTTGGAACGATAAGCACTACGACGGCTCTGAGAAGTCTTGGGTCGGTTATGCACTGACACAACAAGACATCTTGAACGGTTATGTCACATTGCCATCTGACATCATGACAGTCGACCAGCTTATACCAATGTCGACGATCTACAAGGAAAACGGGACTGACAGTCTGTTCAGTTATCGCTACCAGTACATGATGCAGAACTTGTCACCGTTTCAGCCGTTGGACATGTTGAACTACTACATGACCATGACGAACTTGCAAGACACTAACGATATGGTTAACACGACCGAACGCTTTGAGTTCACCAAGCACAAGTCGAAGCTAATCATCTATCGTGGAATGGAGTCGTCGAAAGTAGGCGAAGTACTGACTTTTCATGTGTTCAGGAAGATCGATCCAGACGAAACACCTGATGCATGGAATGACAAGTGGTTGAAGCGTTACGCGACTGCACTGATCAAACAGAACTTTGGTCAGAACATGAAGAAACATGGCGAGATCCAAATGCTTGGTGGTGTGTCAGTCAACGGTCAACAGATCTTTGATGAAGCGACTGCTGAGATTGATGCACTTGAAGCTGACCTTCGTGATACTTACGAGGAGCCCATCGACTTTTTCCTAGGCTAGAAATCATGCAAGACGAAAACAATAACGGCATCGACGACGAACTTGAGCGCGCTAGGGCTCAGCTTGAAGCTGACAAGGATAAGCTCAAATGGATCATTCGCCGTCGTATGGCTGTTGGTTCGTTTCTTGCGCTGCTGTCCTTCGGCGGCTTCTACGCTGTCATTGGCCTGTTCATCTCGTTAGACACAGCAAAGACAATGGCCGAGTTCAATAGCATCGTAGTCACGATTGTAGGGGCTCTGATCTCGCTATTACTCAGCTACTACGGTACGTCATACTTGTTTGATAAAGACAAGTTACGTTGAAACTAACGAACCCGACATCTCAGTCGGGTTTTTATTACCTGTATATCACTAAATAGGTTTATACAATGCACTCGACTGGGTGCAATAGACAGAATCTTTTAAGGGTATTGCGATGCTTAACCCATACATGACGACTTACACGGCGACTGAAGAACAACAGTTGACCGATGAATTGATCATTGAAGCTATTCAGGCCCGTGGTGTCGATATTCGATACATGGAGCGCACACACCACAACTATAACGCACTGTTTGGCGAAGATCCAACATCGTCATTCGCTGGCACGAAATCGATTGAGATGTACCTTCAGAACGTACAGGGCTGGGGTGGTGAAGGTGAGATGATGACCAAGTTCGGTCTGACGATCAAAGACACTGCAAAGTTTGTGGTTAGTCGAACTCGCTTTACTGAAGAGTTCCCAAATCTCCCACGTCCGCGTGAGGGTGATTTACTGTTCATGCCGTATACCAACGCGATCTTTGAAATCAAGTATGTCGAGAATGAAAGCCCGTTCTTCCAACAAGGCACGCAACAGGTTTATGAATTGAGCGCTGAACTGTTCGAACTGAGCCATGAAGACATTGATGCAGGTGACGTTGACATCAACACATTCATTGCTGGCATCATGAACTTCGACCCTGAGACTGAAACAGATCCGTACGGTAAAAACGAAGTCATTGAGACTACGTTCCAACCTGAGACGACTTTTGATCCAGCAGACCCGTTCGGGGTGAAGTAAATGCATTCATTAGAGAGTTACAAGTATAACAAGACCATCACCCTATTAACTGGGGTGTTTGGTGCTGTGTTCAATGAAATCAAGATCGTGCGCGCTGATGGTAAAACTATCCTTGTGCCGATCTCTTACGCGATCCAGCAGAAGTACGATGCGCGACTAAAGCAGAACCCTGATATACAGACATCGCTGAAGATCCAGAACATTCTACCTAGATTGAGCTTCAAGCTTGTCTCTTGGCAGCGTGATACAGATCGCATGTTGAGTAAATATCACCAGTTGATCGAACAGGCCAACAGGACGATGGTGACTGAACTTTCGAGTCAACGTAACCGCGTGCCGTACAAGTTCATGTATGAAGTGAATGCAAAGACTAAGACTGTCGATGACATGCTTCAGATCATCGAACAGATCCTTGTCATGTTTAACCCGTCACTCAACGTAGTCGTTAAAGACAACAAAGATCTTAATGTAACTTCGGCAATCAATATTGCGTTGGTTGATTCACAGATTCAGGACATGTTCGAAGGCTCATTTGAAGATGATCAGTACATTGAAACTTCGTTCAGTTTTGCACTTGACGGCTGGCTGTACATGCCAACTGCGACTAGCAAAATCATCACCAAAGTGATTACAAACATCTTCGACTTGGATTCATCCGAGTTGTTAGACACGAATATTGAGGTTCCATAATATGAATGATCGACAAACAACTAGGTTCGAGGAACGGCTTAATCAGATCGTCGGTGCTGAAGACGATGTATCAAAAGCACTTGATGCCCTTGACGATGAGACAAGTCACTCCAATCTGCCTACTGTGGTTGAGTATGACGACGTCCCGACGAAGATGGAGTCGTCAGAAGCCCTGCCGCCCGACTTGCTTGATGACTACACGTTTAGTCGCAAGATTCTATACGGTCTGATTAATCGTGGGATCGTGGCCCTTGAAGGGGCTTCAATCGTTGCGCGTGAGTCTGAGCATCCGCGTGCATTCGAAGTCGTTGCGTCGATCATGAGTAATATTTCTGGGATGACCAAAGATCTTCTTGACCTACAAAAACCGTTGTCCTCATCCGGGGGCAAGCAAACTATCGCCAAGCAAGTGAATATCCAGCAGAACTTCAATGGCGGTGAAACACCAGCGAACGCCGTTAAAGATATTAACGCATTGCTGGATGACCTATAAGGAATAGGCTATGGCTGACTATCCATTTGATCTTGTCGAGTTCATCACAAATAACACTGCACTCGTTAAGAAGTACTTGAGTAAGAACACGTACAGCCTTTATGTGCCTGACGTGTTCACTGACAAGGAACACTACTACAAAAACAATCAGATCATCCTGAGAGCGGGTGCGCCGACGTTTGAGTATACTGATCTCCAGAAACTTGAGTATATCAAGTGTATGCGGGATGTTGTGTACTTTGCGCGCAAGTACGTCAAGATTATCTCCATCGATGATGGTATCATCCCGTTCAACCTCTATCCGTTCCAAGAAGAGTTGCTTGAACTGTATCAGAAACATCGTTTCGTTATCTCGATGCAGGCACGGCAGACTGGTAAGACACAGACTACGGCGACCTACTTGCTGCACTTTGCCACCTTCACACCGTCGAAGACGATTGCGATTCTGGCGAACAAAGCTGCGCAGGCGCGTGAGATTCTGTCACGTATTCAGATGTCCTATGAAAGTCTACCGAACTTCCTAAAGCAAGGCGTGACGACATACAACAAAGGCTCAATGAAGTTCGGTAACCGCTCAGAATTATTCTGTGGCGCATCGACTTCAAGTTCGATTCGTGGTCGTTCGATCTCGTTGGTGTACATCGACGAAGGTGCATTTATTCCACGTGACATGGAATTCTACGAATCGACCTACCCTGTAATCTCATCGGGTAAAGAGTCGCGCATTATCATCACGTCGACACCTAACGGTGCGCGTGGCCTGTTTCACAAGTTGTGGCAAGAGTCGGTCAACAACATCAACCAGTTCAAGCGCATGGAAGTGCCTTGGTATCTTGTACCAGGTCGCGATGCTGCATGGAAAGCTGAACAGATCGCTAACACCTCGGCTGAGCAATTCAACCAAGAACACGGCATTATCTTCCGTGGTAGTCAGAATAGCTTGCTGAGCGCTGACACACTTGCGCAACTTGTGATCAATAAGCCGATTGATACTTTTGGTGACTTGAAGGTCTTTGCGCACCCTATTAACGGACATGAGTACTTCGTCACAGTTGACACCTCACGTGGGGTAGGTGGTGACTTCTCGGCATTCGTTGTGTTTGATGTCACTCAAGTGCCATACAAGGTCGTGGCGACTTACAAAAATAACACGATCTCACCTATGATCTACCCGCAGGTGATCAAGACGGTTGCTGACAAGTACAACAGTGCTTATGTCCTAGTTGAGATTAACGACATTGGCGAGCAAGTTGCCAACATCCTCTACTACGAGTTTGAGTATGAAAACTTGCTGATGTGCTACTCGGAAAAGAGTTTGCAGACAATCGGCTTCAAAAACGATGCGCGTATCGGTGTACGCACCACTACGCAAGTCAAATCAATTGGTTGCTCTAGTGTCAAAACAATGATCGAGACTGGTCGACTTGAACTCAGTGATGAGGAGATGATCGATGAGTTTGGTACTTTCGTTCCTAAAGGTAAGTCGTATGAGGCTGACTCGGGCGCGCATGATGACCTTGTGATGTGCTGTGTGTTGTTTGCATGGGCGACTGTTCAACAGTACTTCATTGATTTGACTGACAAAGACGTACGGAAAAACGTGCGTGGTATCCTAGAGGAAGACTTGATGGAGTCTCTGTTACCGTTCGGCATTATCGCAAACGGCTTCGAAGAATTCACAGGGATC